CTGTTGAAGATGTTACCAACGCCGCCAATGTTAAGATTGCCATTACCACCGACGCTGCCATTGGGAACCCACAGATCGCCGCTCTGGACGATGCAATGGTTCCAAATCTGCGCTTGATTGCGAATGTAACCGGTATTGCCGACATTGAGATCGCCCGCAATGGAAAACGACCCGTTGCTGACTTGCGCGTTGCCAGTCTGAACATTGAAACCGTTATAGACAGTCAGCCCGCCGCCAATGCCCACGGCACCATTGACCGTTAAGTTGCCGGTCTGGACTATTAGGCTGTTCCACACGTTCAGTCCGGCGTAAATGTAGCCGACGCCACTGATGCTGAGATTACCGGCAGCGTTGACGTCACCATTTGGAACCGACAGGCCGCCACTTTGAATGATGACCCAATTCCACACTTGCGCTTGATTGCTGACGAACAGCGTATTGCCGACATTGGCATTGCCCGAAGCCAGCATCGAGCCATTCTGGACGTGCATGTCACCAGTCTGCACGTAGAAATGATTCCACACCTGTCCTTGGTTGTGCATGAAGGTAGTATTGGCGACATCGAGATTACCCGACGCGATGTTGATGCCGTTATAGACGGTCAACCCGCCGTTTACTTGGGCCGCGCCAGTCGAAATGATGTAGCCCGCCGACAAGTTACCGGAAGCAACGTTTAGCCCATTATAGACGCTCAGCCCATTGCCCACGGTTGCGGCACCAGTGATGCTCAGCGTTCCAGCCATCGTGACGTTGCCACTGTTGACGGCCAACCCAGCCCACACCTGCAGCCCGCCCGCGAGATACGCGCCGCCCGCTACATCAAAACGGCCCGAAGCGACATTGAGCGCATTATAAACCACCAGCCCACCGTTAATCTGAGCATTGGCAGCAACGCTCAGCGAACCGGCCATGGTGGTGTTGCCGCTAACGATGCTCAGACCACCGTAGACCGAGACCCCGCCGCTCAGGCTGGCCCCGCCCGAGGCCGAGATGGTACCGGAAGCGACATTGAGACCGTTGAGTACGGTCAACCCGCCAGTAATCTGCGAGCCACCCTGGACGTAGAACGCACCGAAGAATGTGCCTTTGCCAGTGGTGTCAATCTGGAAGCGGACTGCCGCGCCGGTCTCATCATTAATTGAAAACAACCCGCTGGTCGGGTAAACGCCGACGCTCCAGTCGCGCGTGCCGCCGACCACGAAGCGAGTGCGAGCATAGAAGCCGTTGTCGGCATAAATCTGCCATGGGTCATTGCCACCAGGAATGTAAGCCCGTCCGCCGGTCAGATAGCTGAAGCCGTAGGCTTGGAAAGTGGTGAGTGCCGTCAACGGGTTATGCACATTGACATTAGAGCCGCTCGCGGCGTAAATTTCGGTGGTATTGGGCGCACCACTGCCGATCATCAACGAGTTGCCGGTGTTGATCATCATAACGATACGCGCGGCACCGCTGGTGTCCTTGGCATAATAGGCGTAGTTATTGGAGATGACAAAATTGGTGGCGCACCATACTGAGCCGCCGGTCTGGATGGAACTATCCAGAAAGATATTACCGGCACTGCCGCTGCCGACGTGGACCGAATTGTCACTTAGCAGGCCAATCAGCGGGTATGCGGTGTTTGAAGTATTCCTGCCTGTCAAGGCCACGTTGTTGGTAGAAATGATCGGTATGCCCTGCAAAACGACATAAGGGGCCGAGCCATCATTGATGTAAACATTGTTGTCGCTGCCTTTGAGGATCAGGCCGCGTGCCGTTCCGCCGGAGTCCTTACCATAATACCACGTGTTATTCGACAAGATGGTGGTGATGCCGGGTTGGAAATAGATGTGGCCGACCATCGTGCCACCGATCAGAGGCAAGTATGCGCCGAGATTGGGACCGGGCGGGATAGCCGCCAGGATCAGTTGGTTCAAGGCGTTAGTGAAATTTGCCATCCAGTTGACGTCATTACCGTCATCATAGATGTACAAAAGGAGCTGCTGGCTGATCCACAGGCTCAGCGAGTGAGCAATGAAGGTACCCTGGCGGATCGCCTTATTGCTGAAGTTCGATCGTGCGATACCGGGCAACGCTCCGGACTGGCGCTGTGGCTCAGCGTTATATGAAACCTGATCCTGAATGTTGGCCCCGATCCCGGTGGCATAAGTCAGGAAATCGGTACCGACCGTACCACGCGGCGTACCGGCAAATGGGGTGGGTTCTTCAAAATCGGTGCCGATGCGGTCATCACTCATTGGGTCATTGCCCCCCTATGTCAGATTGGCACAAAGCCAGTACCCGGCGGCACCAAAATACCCCATTCACCCACGTCCCAGCCCGCGAACGAATCGCTCTCCGCATCCCAAGCGAACAGCGGCGTGCTGGCTGATGGCGGGAATACATAGTCGATCAGCTCGATGCCTTCCGGCTTCAAGTCCATCTGACCGGTCGTGAATAGCCCGAGCAACACAGTTGACGGCTTTTCGGTCCATAGCAGGCCGTACAGCATCGTCATATTGCCATAATCCTGGATGATCACCCGCAGCCCAGTGTAGGAGAGCAGAGTGTCCCAAGCTTCATAGGCCTTTGGTACTGAACCATCCCAATGATTGGCGATGATGGCAGCGTACAGTAGCATCCGGTAGTGGTAGTCGTCCAGTCGCTGTATGTAGTTGGCTGCATCGAATGGACCTTGCCAGTTAGCTTCATCCCAGCCGAGGCTCGGTGTATCCCAAGAAAAGAAGCCCATCGGCATTTGGATCCAGCGATTCTTGCCGATCCACTGCCCAGTGAAGTCCTCCTGCTCACCCACTGAATAATCGAGATCAAACAACACCGGCAAACTGGCAGCAAGATACGCGTCATCTACCATTGGCTCGACGGTGATGCTGACCGTCTGCATGTATTTTGGCCGCTGATTATGCTCGCTGGTGATGTAGCCGAGGTAATAATCAGTGGTGAATACTGGGAAAGCTACCGGGATGTCTGGTCGAGGCGGGTACAGCTCCGCAACGTCGATCGACACCCGTAGGGTGATCTTGATGCGGCTGGCGAGTAGATCAAAAGTCGGATTGAATAAGCCGAACATCCGCGTCGAAACGGATGGCCCGGCAAAACCAACAAACTGACCGCCAGTTAGGAAGGTCCGCAATCCTGGGAAGTCGAGGCGCGCCGTGCTGGTAGTCTTGACCCGGCCCCCGACCCGGACCATGTAGTTGCCGACGAGGCGCGCACTGGTGGTCGACTTGATGCGACCCGCTAATGAAACTTGACCAATAAGAGCGGGAAAATCGAGGCGCGCACTGGTGGTCGACTGAACGCGACCCATGAGGTGGTGGAACGGGAAGCCAGCATGAGTGGCTTTAATGGCAATATTTAGCCTGCCGCCTACTAAATTTAGCCCAATCCAACGGAAATATGCCCGAGTGGCTGCGGTGACGCGCCCAGACAGGACCAATATCGGAATCGACCGGAGACGCGCCCGCGTGGTCGAAGTAATTTGGCCCGCTACATTGATAAAATTGATGGAGAGAAAAGACGCCCGAGCGGTTGAAGTGATGCGCCCCGATAATTTAATTGTCGGGTAATCTTGGGAGGCCCACGCCGTGACGGTCGCAGTGACGCGACCAGCCAAATTCATCGGGCGACCGATAACCGGGAAGAAGATGCTGGTGCGTGCCGTGCTGGTCGCGGTGATGCGACCAGTTAGAAAATACCGCAACATCGGACCACCGGGCGGCGATCTCATGTGGGTCATGAAGATCGCGCGCCCGGTGAGCGGGACGACTTGAGGCAGCGGTGTTATTAAAACTGATCTGGTAGTAAATGCGGTGTTAATACGACCGCTGACTACCCATGCCAACCAATTCCGCGATGAGACAGCCGCAGTGACGCGACCGGCCAGGAGCCTAGCCGGTGATAGCCTTCCTCCTCTGGCCGATATGGTCGCAGTAATGCGACCAGAAAGATCCATGGATCATCAAGCAGCGGTAAGGATCAAGGAACCGGCAGGGAAAGTTGGCTGTACGCCGGAAATGATCTGTTGCGAGGCAACTTTTCGTACCATGCCGTTACCCGACGTACTGGTGTTGACCGCCGTCGCGCCCTTGGTGACGGTGAAAGTGTCGGTCAACGGAGTAGCGACGGTCAAGATACCAGTGAAGTCACCCTGGGTGAAAGTTGGGTTGATACCACCGTATTCAATCGTCCAAACGATGCTGTCGCTGGCTAGGTATTGGTGCTGAGCCGCAGTGATCACCGCAGGCGTCGCCGCCGAGCATTCAGCGGGGAGCCACGGGAAGTTACCGAAGTAGTCCCAGGCCAGGAGGTTACCGGCGGACAGTGCATCATACAACCCAAAGCCAATGACGGTTCCCCAGGAGGCAGTCGAAATGGCAAAGGTGATCGGCGTCGCATTCTGGATGGTACTGGGTGCAGTGCCGCTCGCGGTGGTCCAGCCGGTTGCCGCCGTCACCGCCCGAGCATAGGCCCCGCCCGAGCATTCAACAAAGCCGGTTCCGGCATCGATACCCACGGCGGTGAACAGCGCGACGTAAGCATTCGGCATTGGGAACATCGTCGCCTTGCCGGTGATGTGGCTCAGCAAGGCTTGGGCAGTGCGGTCAGTAAGGCCCGTCATAATAGGGTCCCCCCTTAAGGTTGTCCGGGTACGACATTAACGGTCACTGCGATCGTAGTGGAATCCGCGACGCAGGCTTCGATGTAGGTAATGTTGACGTCAGTCGCCGCCAATGCCGCGCCGCCGCGTGACTGGGTGACGGTGATGACATCGTAAGTCAACCCATCCGGTTCCGGTAGCTGACAAGCGGCGATGAGCTTCGAGATGAACGAATTGTAGCCGATCGGCAGCGTCGACAGGAAAGCGATCACCTGCGCCACCAGCGCCGCTTCGATGTTCGCGGTGAAACCAGGAAGAGCAGTGACGGTGATGGCAACCGAGATCGGCACCAGCGTCAGCTCGAAGAAGTTAATCACTGATGGCACACCCCGACTGTCGAACACCATGACGCTGGTAGTGCCATAAGTCGGGCTGCCGGGCGTCTTGCGCAGGGCGATGGCATTAGCGACAGCCTGAATATCACCACCTTGGACTACGATCGCCATGGAATAAGGCGGCAGACCGTTGATGTCGGTAGTGCTGTGCGGGTTCTCGTAAATCCTCACCCGGCTGACACCCAAAATATTTTCGATCGCCCCGGTGATGCCCAATATCACGGTTTGCGATGGATTGGCAACC